GGACTCGGGCTGTCGCCAGCCCCATCCCGCCGGCACGCGGGTCTATCCCGAGCGCGTCATGCGCGCGAGCGAATCCGTCCAGCGGACGGTGATGACCGCGGGCGTCACCCGAGGGACCGTATCGATGATGGCGGACGAGGACATCGGCACTGGCTACAGCGCGCTCGACGAGCCGACGGTCGACGGCGAGCCCGTCTACTGGGAGCCGCCCAATGCCGGTGACGGGACCGTCCAGTACAGCCGCGATGCGACGCGGCGCGACGTAGGCTATGCGCCCGTGCTGGTCGACGATCCGCATGGTGACCCGGTCTATACCCACGACTGGTCTTATGTCCTGGCAGACCGGCGTGAGGCGCAGGCCTTCATCCGCTTTTTGCAGGCGCGCGGGGGGCGCTTTCGATCGGTGCTGTATCCGACCTGGTCGCAGGATGTGGTGCTCGCCAGCCCCGTGAGCGCGGGTGACACCACGCTCACCGTCGAGCCAATCCACTGGCAGCGCTGGTACGCCGGCCGTAATAATCGCGACCGGATTGCTTTGCGCACCGACGCTGGATGGCATGTCGCCCAGGTGGCCGGCAGTAGCGTCTCGGGTGCTACGGAGACGCTCGCACTGGATCGCGCCGTCGAGGCCCATGTGGCGACGGATGCGCTGGTCTGTTGGCTCGAGCGCGTGCGCCTGGCCGGTGATCGCGTCGAGATCGCGTGGCAGACAGCGGGCGTGGCGCAGGCGACACTACAGCTGCGGAGCGTGCAATGATCGAGCTCTATCGTTTCGCGATCCACGGCGAGGTCTTTGCCTACACCACCTCCAGCGTGCCTGAGGTGCACGCCGGCGAGACGTATGAGCCGAGCTATGTCGAGCGCGATCGCCTGAATACAACCGAGTCTATCGCCCGTTCCTCGATCAAGATCCAGCTACCCAGGGACGCCGGGATCGCCACGCGCTATGTCGCCCTGCCGCCGACCACGATCACGGAGGTCCAGGTCTATGCGCGCGAGGACGAGGTGACGGGCCTGATCTACCTCGGTCGGCTGATGACGGTCGCCCGGTCGGGATCCACAGCGGTGCTGTCGTGCGAGCCGATCTATACGTCGCTAAAGACCGCGGGGCTGCGGCGGCGCTACCAGCGCCTGTGTCCTTACGCACTGTACGACGAAGAGTGCGGCGTCGATCCAGCCAACTTCCAGGTATCCGATTCGATCAATGCCATTGCCAGCAACACCGTCACCGCAACGGCGTTTAGTGGCAAGCCCGACGGCTGGTTCGTTGGTGGGTATGTGGAGGCCGGCAGTGGTCCGGAGCGTCGATCGATCGTCGCACACAGCGGCGATACGCTGACGCTCACCGCGCCGCTATTGGAACCGCAGGCAGGTGATCCGATTGATGCCTACGCCGGCTGCGATCACACCAAGTCCACGTGTAAGGACAAGTTCAACAATATCGCCAATCACGGCGGCCTGCCGTGGATACCGCGCAAGAATCCGTTCGGCACTGACCCGGTGTACTGATTATGGGATGGCCCGCGTTCGTTCTATTCGTCGTCAATTTGGCGATCAGCTACTACATGCGCCCGGACGTGAGCGGGCCGGGCGATGCGACTGCCGCCGGTATCGAGGGCGTTGAGGCCCCTACGGCCGAGGAAGGCACGCCCGTGCCGGTGATCTTCGGCCGCGTCCATGTCCAGAGCCCGAACGTGGTGTGGTACGGCGATCTACAGTCCAAGCCCATCCGCAAGAGCACGGGTAGCAAGAAGTGACACGGGTCTATCCGATCCACCTGCGCCGTTGCGGCTATTGCCTGTCCGGTGTCCGGCGCTTTTGTGCGCGCCATCAGCTCGACTTTCGCCGCCTGGTACGCCACGGCCTCCCCATCGATGAGGTCCGCGCCACCGGTGACGCCATGGCGAATACCGTAGCCGATGAGGCCGAGCGATGACGCACGAGACCTATATCGCTGGCTACCGCTATTACCTCGGGGCGCACCTGGTTTGCTGCCACGGCCCCGTGGATGCGCTCGAAGAAATCCGCATTGGTGGGCGCACAGCCTACGTCGGCAGTGGTCGCAGCAGCGACACGTACTATGACATTGCGGGCACGACGCTCACGGTCAAGGGACTGCCGCCGAAGGATATCGTACACGAGGCGAAGAATACGTATTATCCCGACGCCGAGCGCATCGATCGGGTCGTGCTCGACGTGCGCGCTGATAGCTTCCGTGTCATCTATGGGGAGCCGGTCGATTCCTACACTGGCGGCACCGCGACGGCGCCGAGTATTCCCCGCAACACCTACTCGTTAGCGCTACTCCACCACCAGACCACGCATCAAGCGGCCTCATCGGCCATCGCGACCAGTTTGTCAGTCGATGAAACCGCGCGCGATCAGTCGAATTTCGAGACATCATCCGATTTCGACATCACCGTCAAGCAGTATCCGGCCTGGTCCCAGATCAATGCGCGCGGCACGCGTTTTTACATGCAAGACGGCGAACTCAATATCTTTTCGGGCGCGATCAGCCAAAAGGCTAAGGCCGGCGATCTTACGATCGACAAACCCGAACTGTTCGGGGGTGTTGAGCGCGAAGGCGGTGTCCAGGGCCAGGTCGATGCGCTCTATGGTGACACCGATCAGTCGGTCAACGATTACCTCGCCGCCCATCTCAGCGATGTGCCCGCGTTCCGCGGTCTATTCTCGCTTGTGCTGCGCCATGTCTACGTCGGCGTTATCCCAAGGCTCAAGCCTTGGGCGATGACGCTACGCCGTGAGCCGCGCGGCCTGTCGGGATCGGGCATGATCGGCAATGACGCCAATCCAGCGCACATGCAGTACGAGATCATCACCGACAGCCGCTGGGGCATGGGCCGTGGGGCGTCATCGGTCAATGTGGCCGATTTCGAGGCCGCCAGGGATACCTTGGCGAGTGAGGGCTTCGGCCTGTCGATGATCTGGCAGGATGCCTCGGTCGATGCCGAGGGCATGATCGCGCAGATCAACAAGCACATCGATGCATCGACCTTTGTTGATCCCTCGACCGGGCAGTGGCGCATCAAGCTGCACCGCGACGACTACACCGCGTCGAATCTCACGCAGCTGGACGGATCCAACGTGATCACTGTCGACGACTTCTCGCGTCCCGGCTGGGGCGAGCTGGCCAATCAGGTCAATCTCATTTACACGGACGGCGAGGCCAATGGCAACCAGACACCGTCGTGGAAAGAGTCGGCGGTCAACGCCACGGACCTTTCCACGGTCAACAATCAGGGCGGGCGAGTGATCACCCGCACGGTCAAGATGCCCGGTGTCACCAAGGCCGATCTGGCTACGCGCTTGGCCAGCCGCGAACTGCGCCAGTTGTCGCAGCCACTCGCGCGCGTGAATTTGACGGTCACTAACCGCACCGCGCGACCGGGTGATGTATTCGCCTGGAGTGATCCGGAATACGGCGTCGACCGCATGGTCATCCGTGTCGTCGAGGTCGAATACGGCACGCTCGCGGATCGCTCGGTTCGGATCAAGGCCGTCGAGGACATCTTCGGGTTGACCGACGCGCTCTACGCCCCACCCGCGCCGACGCAGTGGGTCGAGCCGACGAATCCCCCCGCGCCCTCACCTGCACGGAACGTGGTTGAGGCGACCTATTACCAGGTCGCACGGCAATTCGAAGACCAGTATAAGCAGCTAAGCGATATCGACGATGACGAAGGCTATGGGGTTGTCCAGGCCATCCAACCGGGCAACGATACATTCGGCTATGCGGTGCAGCTCGATCACGGCAACGGCTATCACGCCCATGGCATGACGGGCGAATGTTGTCCGACAGCGGTGCTGCTGTCGTCGGTCGAGCCGTTAACAGATACCTTGCTGCTCAAAGACACCATCGATCTGGACGAAGTTGAAACAGACACCTGGGCGTACATCGGCGACGAGATCGTCGCTGTTCGCTCAGTGGACCCGGACGCGGCGGTGGTCACAGTCGACCGCGCTGTGATGGATACCGTACCTGTCGCCCATGGCGAGGGTGAGCGCATCTTCTTCGGTGAAGGCTTCGAGGCGTATACGGGGCACCGCTACGTGGACGGCGAAACGGTCGATTTCAAGGTCCAGACGACCACCGGTCAGGGCCAGCTCCAATTGAGCAATGCGCCAGCGGACAGCCTGACCTTTAACAGTCGTTTTATCCGGCCCTACCCGCCCGGCGTGCCTGCATTTAACAATGTGATACGCCCGTTTACCAGTGATGGCATTCCGACACTCACTTGGGCTCATCGCGATCGCACACAGCAGACTGGACCGTTGATCGATCAATTTGCAGGCGACATCGGCCCGGAACCCGGAACGACGTACACTGTGCGGGTCTATGATGGCGATGGAAACCTCGCGCACACCGAAACCGGTATCAGTGGCACGCAATACACCTACGCCACCGCGACCGAACTGGCCGATGGCGGACCATTCCAGATTTTGACCTTTGAGCTCGAGTCCGTACGGGATGGTTACACAAGCTACCAGCACCACAGCCTGACGGTGGACGTGTACGGCTACGGCCGCCGCTATGGGCAAGCCTACGGAGGACTACCGTGACGAGCCAGACGCATCCCAATATGCCGCTCACCTATGACTGGGATATCGGTGAATCGTACAAGGCCGGCATGGACGCCAATCTCGTCCAGCTGGGCGCGCTGGTGCAGCTATCGGCCGTGAGCCGCACAAGCAACCAGCCGAGCAACCCAGCCGAGGGCCATCGCTATATCCACAACGGCGATACGAGCTGGTCGGTCGGGTCGACCGACGACGTACTGCTGTATATCGACGGCGGCTGGGTCGCCTACAGCCCCGCCAAGGGGTGGTGGGCGTATGTCGAAGATGAGCAGGCGCGCTACGGCTATGACGGGGGCTGGCAGAAGGCTTCGGTCGACGACACGCGTTACGCGCATCGCAGCAACAACCTGTCCGACCTCGACGCCGCATCGAGCGCGCGCAGCAACCTTGGGCTCGGCACGGCGGCCACCAAGCAGGCTGACCAGAATCTGAGCAAGGCCGACGAGGTCGAGCACGCCAAATACGTGGTCCCGGACACTTCCATGAGCACGAAATACGCGATGGTCATGACCAATGGCCTTCCCTACATCGAGGAGCAATAACATGCGCGGTGTACCGAGAACTGTGCGCACCCGCGCGGATATCGAGAGCCTGATGGCTTTCCTCGGCGGCCCTTCAGCGACACCTGATCGCATCGCTTGGGGTATCCGCACGCTTCGAGGGCTGCTCGCCACCCGCCAGCGCTACGAGTTCGACCGCATTCTGGCCGACGGTGAGGACCCGGACGGGCCGGAGCCGGAGCACCGCGTCGTCACCGACGAGGACGGCGAGCGCCGACAGAACAAGCTGGTCGATGATCCGAACGGGCGCATCTATCGCCTCGGCCTGACGGACGTCGAAGTCGAGCACTGGATCAAAACACTGGAGAGCTACTGATGGCGAGCGGCGACAAGACCGCCATCCCGGCGATGGCCGCCGGGTTCAAAGCATTCGACGGGCAAATCGTGAAAGGCTCGGGCGACACGCTCAACACACCCGACGCGATGCTCAATATCGGCGGCAACGGCTACGGCTACGTGCTTGACGCGGTGACCGGATGGGACCCGGTAGCCAACGATGACGGAACGGTTGGCTCGCTGTCGCTCGGCGACGATATCTACGTATACGCAGTGCAAGATGCCAGCGGCAAGGCCGCGCTGGTTGCGAGTACGAATACCACGGTGCCGAACGGGTACACGGCTGATACCAGCCGCAAAATTGGCGGCTTTCACTATGGCCGCGTTCGAACGACCGCGCAGGCCTACGATGCGGGCGCGTCGCTGTCAACGCAGATCGTCCCGAATAGCGTTTGGGATCTGCAGCATCGCCCGACGTGCGATCCAACCGGCATGGTCGAGGTCATTTCCGGCGCAGTGTGGATGGACATCTATCTCGCGAGCGAGGACGGTACAGCCTGGCCCGATACCATCCCGCTATCCGAGTACAACGCCACGCCTCTGACGGGCAGCGAAGGCTACAACCTGTATTACGACTACATCCGGCTTTGTCGCAATACAGGCAAGCGCCTGCCGACGTATGCCGAATGGATCGCCGCTGCCTACGGAGTGCCGCAAGGCGCGACCGGCAATGGGGGCCGACAGAATACCGGCGACCACAGCGGCTACGGCTTTGAAGCCGTCAGCAGCCTGAACATGGACCAGCCGTCGGGCAATGTTTGGCAGACTCTGGCCGACTTATTTGACCGACGTCACGATAACGACGGTTGGAAAGACGACCTCAATACTGGCAAAGATGGCGGCAAGGATCATGGCCAGTGGTACGGCAGTGATCTGCGGATCATGCGCGCGGGCGGCAACTGGGGCAGCGGCGCCGAGGCCGGTGCCCGGTGCGTGGCTCGCAGCCGCCCGTGGGCTGTCGGCTCCAGCATTGGCTTGCGTGCCGCCTGCGATTCCCTGTGATCGGTCCCGTGAGCCCCTGTTTTTATGACTGAGCAGCCTGAACCGAGTTTCGCGCTGCGACAGAAAATCGAGGATTTCGCTCAGTGGTTCTTTCCGGTCGTCGACCGATTCCCGCAGCGGGAAAAGTGGGCGATGGGCACACAGATCAAAAACTGCGTCTACCGGATGATGCAGTCGACGATCCGGGCGCAGAAGTCCAAGAACAAACTCCAGCATCTGTTCGATCTCGATGTGGATCTGGAGATGTTGCGCTACCTCGTGCGCCAGGCGTATGGCTTTCGCTACCTCAGCAGCCGCCGCCTCAAGTTGACGATCGAGCGCATCAGCGAGATCGGGAAGATTGTCGGCGGCATGGTTCGCCGACAGAAAGGGGCGCGGCCGTAGGCGGCAACTGGGACAACGGCGCCGAGGCCGGTGCCCGGTGCGTGGCTCGCAACAACCCGTGGAATGTCAACTCCAACAATGGCTTGCGTGCCGCCTGCGACCCTCGAGGTCTGGCTCAGACGATGACGGCCTAAGCTCCGCATCGCAGCGATTCTTCGGGAATCGGGGCCGCGTTCCGCCTCCGGGACGGGGAAAGATCAACCTGGCGGTTCCGCAAGTAGTTCGCGAACGTGGCGCCGCCTTTCCATATGGGATGACAGATGCCGGCAACAGCGAAGGGCCTGTGGCCCGAGGTGGTCGACTGGGACAACCTGTTGGCGGCTTTCAACGAAGCGCGCAAGGGCAAGCG